GTAAAAATTTGTTGTCCCCAAAAACAGATGGAAAATATATTTAGCCTATACCAGTGTTCCTGGATAAGGAGACAAGCTCACTTATCCCACCTTGATTTAAATCCTTTGGGTATAGGAAAACATAGCTCTTCCTTAGAGATCGAATCTTTTATAAGATTGACGCTCAATCTGTGTAAACCTCTGAGATCACTAAACCGTCGAAAGTCCGAGAAATTTCGACAACTAATGTCCTTGAGGTGGTTACGGCTCCTTGATGTTTCTAAAACGCTTAAGGAAATGTTTCAACCTGAAACCGGAATAGTCCCACAAAGACCATCATGTATCCATGACCATGGTGGTGCCGGGAAATATAGACCAGATTCAAATCTAAGAGATGCAATATTAAAAAGCTTCCCTAGACTTCCTAAAGACTTCTATTTAAAACTAACAAGGAAAAGAGAATTAAAGCCTTTCTCTACAGTGTCCTTTAATTTCATTATTGGCTGCTGGGAAAGTCTACAATGTATATTAGAATTTTCCGGGATGAAGATATTCCCACGAGATCAAGTTCAAGTGTTGAGTATCTTATTACAATCCCTTGTATATAAAAATAATAATGTAGACCAACAGAGCACAATAAGTAATTTAAAGGCCAGAGTACAAGTCCCAATAGAAAAATCAATCCGTTCAAAAGGTCACCATTGTACCCCACAAACACTCAATATCCTGCAGCGCATGAATCACTGTAGAAATATGAAGCAAAGGTGGAGATTACTACAAATAGTATCCAATTTTGGGCGATCTCTCCCAATCCTCGAAGATGAATATATCAATCGACCTAAAATAAAGCCGACCTTCCATAGTAGCGCATTTATACAGGCTCCCACTTACTGGGATCCCCTTGCCAAAATCAAGACACCCGCCCGAAGACAGGCACAAGAAATGCTACACGAAAAGATAAGTTCATACCTTGAGAATAATTCATCTATCTCCGATAAATTTACACAAGAATCCTTAAGAAGATTAACTCGAACAAAAGAATCACAATTTAATGAAGTAGTAGAAAAGGAACTTGAAGAATATCTTGAATACATAATCAGATCCTGCCCTCCCCTACAATATAATATCGCAAAAAGAGCAGTCCCAACCTATAACCGAAATGCTTGTATCGAACACACTCTACTTGAAGGTGGAGCGTATGAATACTTTCGAAGAAGGATGGTCCGAAAAGGAATCCAAGAAAGAGAAATGACAAAAACGGACTGGTGGAATGAAGTACATAAAGCCGCTTTCGAGCCAGAAAATCAACAGATAGAACTCAATCCCCTTGTTATCAGAGAAAGAGGTGGTAAACTGAGATTTCTAACTAAAAGTTCAGCAGCTTCATCTTCAATATTATCAAGAATTAACAATCAATTATCCAATATACTCAAACATATTCCACTATTTGAAGCAGGGTATAAGATGCATTCCAAATGGAACAAAAACCTGCATGAAGGATATCATTTAATGAAACTTAGATTAGGTACACTAGATCTTAATTCTTGTTTCTTCGAATCCGATTGTTCTAACGCCACTGACGAAATTGACCCCAAATTTTGCAAAAAAATCCTTGAAGTTTTATCACAAAAACTAGGATGGGAGCCAGTCGAGACAGCCTTTGCCTTGAAAACAGTAAGTCCCCAAGGTAGGGATAGAATAATTGAATATAAAGATTATAACTTCGTAAAAATATTGCGTACAATGTACAACAATATCTCAACACCCAGCAGTCCAGCCACTACAAAAGTCGATGAGTATTATAAGGAGACTCCCTATTCGCACCTAGATTCCACTATTAGAATGCAAAGCATAAACCCTCTAGAGGGAGGCGTACAAATAAGTGAAAATATTGTCCCTAAAACAGGAATTTCCTTAGACTACCCACAGCCTGAAGCAGCAACTAACAACCCTCCAGTCTATAGCATAATTGAATCTTCCTCCGAAGAAGAAGTTGGTATTCAAATAGACAGTAGCTCAGAAGAGAAAATTAGTATTAATGTCCAACAGAACAAGACGCAACCCGTAGTATTTGATATATTATCATCAAGTGAAGAACCAGAGGTTCCCACGGCTATTATTCCAGTAGTTCCAACGTTATCAACTGAAAAGTACACCGAAAGTCTCGAGTTAATCACTGACGAGATGGTACTAGATGATAAAAGAGAAGGTGCATTCTTTTCCTATAGCATGCTTAATAATACATTCCGAGAAATATATAATAAAGATCCCATACATGCAGAAAAGCGCATCTACCGATTAAGACACCCAATACCATCACCAAATGATGATAATAATGAAACTCTCAATTCCAATCAACCCATAGTAAGCACTCCCCAAGTCCAGAAGCCTATCTCTTCAGTAATAATACTTAGCAGTTCATCCGAAGAAGCAATTACTTCCCCCAAAACTACCGTCAAGACTCCCGAACCTGGGAAACCTCTCACTACCAGTGTCATAGAAATTGAAAGCATCGTCGAGTCGGATACTTCAACTGACGAAGACCCCTTCTCCTTAAGAGAAAAAGTCCTCGAAAAGATGGCTAGGTTTCCCCAACCAAATGCAGAAGAAATAATGCAAGAAATTATAGACGAGCTATACATCCCCGCAAAAAACCTTACTCAACCTTGCAATACTACACAAACCAACGAAGTACTCATGACTAGCATAGAATACCTTGATGGTTTCGAGTTAAACGACTTCATAAGCTCACCGAAAAAAACCAATATACAACCATGTAGTAAGAAACTCAAAATCGATGAAAAAGGTAGAGAATATCTAGAAATAAGATATCCCCAGAAAAACGGAACTCAGATGGGCCTGAGACTCAGTTTCGTACTTCTCTGCCTTCTTCACGGTTTCGCCGTCTACAAAGCTGGTGCCGAAAAACACAGCAATGTATTTGGAGATGATCTATGCTCAAATATGACTGAGTATGAGATCAATGAGTATCATAACAGGATGGCGCAAATGGGTTTCGTTATGAATCGTAAAAAAGAATATAGATCTCGCACAAGTGTTCAATTCTGTGGTAATTATTATTCCACCTTATTTCCTGATTTTAGTTCCTATCCGGAATTCAAATCACTCCTACACCCCAAGACAGAGATGTCCCCTGATGAAGATGCCGATCTCAGGCTAGTAGAAGTTAATAACAAGGAAATCCTTAAATCAAGTAAGAATGAAGTTAACACTATCAAATCACTTATGCGTAGAAAGTATAGACATAACTTGAATTATATGTCATACTATTCACCCCTATATTTACCAAAGACATGGGGAGGCATCGGAATGCTCCCATTCTCCAAGAAGCAGACTCAAGAGTCTGTGCTACTCAAGATACTGTTTAATAGACTAAACTCAGAACAAAGGGATTCCTACATTAGCTCTATCAACTCTTCCTGGAAAACAGCAATATTTGATCAAGAAACAAGAGAATTCGAAAAAACTCTGACTCAATCTCTATACCTTAGGAGTACAAAGAAAGGAGTTAATAATCGTATCCCACTAGAAGAGGGAAAAGATTATCTCGTGAACAAATTCAGAAACATTGCTCAGTACTGGGTAAAACAGGGTAGATCTAAACTTAACTACGAAAAACAACGATTCATTGACTGCATCCGGAGAAAACGTACATCTATAAGATATTTGTTCTTAGAAAACCTAGCCTTAGAAGGTAACTCAATCCCGATTTACGAGTCACAAGACCCCTGCCATAATGCTGTTTCAACGTTAACCACACCAGAGGACAAAAGAATTGGATTGACACCACAAAAAGGAATTGAATGGTCTAAAACTTGGATTAAATCCAAGAGCAAAAAATTTCCAAAAGATTTCGAAAAATCTTCTAGATTTCTAGATGATGATCTCTCACGGACAATAGTCGAAAATTTCAGAGTGCTCAATTCTGAAAGTTTAATTCTCGCCGTAATCAACGAACTTACGAAAGAGGGAAAAAGTCTTACTATCCAAAGGATAGTAGACTTAGTTTCACAATATATTTCCTTTGAGATTGCCGAGACAATCCCAGAGGAATATAATCCTCAACAAGATAGCCCAAGTGTACCAACACTCGGAGACTACATTGCTGAGGCCTTTAATAGTTCGCGAAGGTAACTGTCCTGCTTGATCGCCAGATCAGAGTCAGGAC